AAAAGTATTTCATATAGTCAATTAACAAGCACTCCAACAATTCCAAGTAATAATAATCAATTAACTAATGGTGCTGGTTATATTACTGCTTCTTCAACACAAACACTAACTAACAAAACTTTAACAACACCAAAAATAAATGATACAAGTTCTAATCATACATATAATTTTACTGTTAGTGAATTATTAGCAAATCGTGAAATAAATTTACCATTATTAGTTTCTAATGATATTTTTGTTTTCCAAGACCACGCACAGGAATTAAAAAATAAGGGATTATTTGACCCAATAATAACAGGTTTAACCAGTGGAAGTCATAATCCTCGTATGAGAATTCACGATGCTAATTTAACACATTTTTATAATATAAAAACAGGCGATTTAACTGAAAATCACGATGTTTATTTACCTTCAATATCAGGAACCGATGTAAATAGTTTTGTAGTAAATTATCAAGCACAAGCACTATATAATAAAGATTTAACTTCTGCTACTAATACTTTTCCTACCCTTAATCAATCAACGACGGGAAATTCAGCAACAGCAACAAAAATAACAAGTATAACAAATTCAAATATAGTCCAATTAACAAGCATACAAACGCTTACAAATAAAACTATCAATAACCCCTTATTAACAGGTAGTATTAATTCTACTATTTTTAGATTACACGATAAAAGTTTAAATCAAATATATAGTATCAAAACAGGTGAATTATTAGGCAATCAAATTATAACTATTCCAGCAGTATATAATGATACTGGTGAATTCTGTATTACTAATGCTACCCAAGTATTAGAAAATAAAACTATAAGACAACCAAATATTACTACAACTACCCCAAGAAATATGCTATCATTTTTAAATGGAAGTATAGTAATAGGTAATACTAGTGAAAATACAGAAATTACTAGGGGAAGATTAATAGAAAATACATTGACTGGAACTACGGGTGTTGCTGGAATAAGATTATATATAGAAGACCAATCAATAAATCATTTTTATAATCTTAAAGTTAGTGAATTAACAGCAAACCGAGATATTCGCCTTCCAGTTTTATTAAATAATGACGGGCATTTTGTAGTAAATAATGTAGCACAAAGTCTAACTAATAAATCTATACCAAGTATAACAAATAATACTTTTGGTATTGACGTTGCTTCACCAAGAACTACATTAGATTTAGCAAGGAATTATCCAGCAGATACTACTAGCACTAGTGGAGAAGCAACAAATATTTTTTTAAATACTAAAAATTCTATTGGTGCTTCAAGTGGTTTGGTATGGGTGCCGAATTTTAATGGATATAGTAAAACGTCTGCTTATATTAATTTTATGCCCACGGGGAATTTTTTTAGAGGCGAATTACACTTTGGAGCAAATTTCATAAGCGACCAAACCTCAGCAGCAAGAAAAGTAATGAAGATATCACAATACGGACAATATTTATATGCTAATGGTATTACGTTTAGTCCAGTTTCTACTGGTAATAATTGGTCGCCATTAGCGTATTGGGAGGGCAATGTTATTAGTAGTATTGGTGGAGGAGCATTAAATAATGGCGGTGCTACAAGGAAATTTGTTTGGGCAATAGAATCTACCAGTGGTTCCTTTCGAGCATTAGGATTATTTGCGAATAATAGCGATGCGAATACGACAACAAGTGACGTAACTGCTAGTGGTTTTACTTTTATCGGGTTCTTTAGTCCTTTTAGTAAAAATACGCAATTCTCCTTTACTGCTAGTCATAGGTGTTTTAGTAATAATAATGATTTGTATAATGAAGATATGATTGGATTAATTGTGGAATCAACAGGCGAGTATGATAGTTTATATAAAAATCCTATAATAGACGAAATTGAAAATAATGAAAATGATAATATTGAAGAAATTATTTTAGACGACGGGGCAACAATAGATGAAGTAGAAGAAATAGAAGAAATAGAAGAAATTATAGATAATCCTATTATAGATAATCCTATTATAGATGATAGTGAAAACTATAATATTGATATAGATAATGCTGTTCCTATTGTTGATTTATGTAAATCAAGAAAATCAAAGAAAGTTTTGGGTGTTATAGCAAAATATGAAAAAGATGGCGATAATAGACAAGGAATGGATTTCGGGTTTATACAGGTTGCGGACAAGGATAAAAATAGACTTTATATTAATAGTATTGGTGAGGGGGGTATATGGGTATGTAATACTAATGGTAATTTTGAGAATGGTGATTATATACAAAGTTCTAATATTGCTGGTTATGGAGAATTACAGGATGATGATATTTTACATAATTATTCAGTTGCTAAAATTACGTGCGATATGAACTTTGATAATATTCCAAAAGAATTTCAAACAAGAACACTAGATAATAATGTTATTGCGGTATTTGTAGGTGCTATCTATCAGCAAGGTTAATACTTTTTAAAAATTTAATAAAGTAAAATTAAGTTTTAAATTGATATAAATTATTTATAAACATAAATATAAGAAAGTATAAGAAAGTATAAGAAAGTATGAAAATAGATTATCAAAAAACGATTATTTATAAATTATGTTGTAAAGACCCAACAATTAAAGATATTTATGTAGGTCATACTACTAATTTTAAAATAAGAAATAACGGTCATAGAAGTTGTTGTAATAATCCAAATGGTAAACAATATAATCACTATAAATATCAATTTATTCGTGATAACGGTGGTTATGAAAATTGGAATATGATTATTATAAAAGATTATCCTTGTAATAATAAGCGTGATGCTGAAAAAGAAGAAAATAGAATTATGATTGATTTGGGTGCTACATTAAATATTTGTAAAGCATATGTATCAAAAGAAGAAAAAAAAGAATATAGAAAAAATTATAATAATATGTATAATAAAAAATATAGCGAAGAAAATAAAGAAATATTATGTGAAAAAAAAAAAGAATATTATCAAGAAAATAGAACAGAAATAATAGAAAAACTAAAAAAAGATAGAAAAAATAATCCTGAAAAATATAAACAAATAGATAAAAGAAAACGAGAAAAACATAAAGATAAATTAAGTCAAAAAGCAAAACAATATTATCAAGAAAATAAAACAGAAAAAATAGAAAAAGCAAAAGAATATTATGAAGAAAATAGAATAGAAATATTAGAAAAAATAAAAGAAAAAGTGAATTGTGAATATTGTAATTTTGAAATCACAAAATCTCATTTAAAACGACATCAAAAAACTCAAAAATGTATAAAAATACAAAATGAATACTTTTAAAAATTAAATTAAAATTAAAATAATTTATTATATAATTAATATATATAAATGGGATTGTGTAGTTGTGATAAAGATATATTAAAAATTTATTTAGATAGTGAAACTGCTGATTTTGATAGCGAAGCAATAGGTAAATATAGTTATTCAATTAAATTACCTGTAAAGCGACAAAATTATAAAAAATTAGTTTTATTTGTTGATAATTTAAATATACAAATTAAAGGATTAGCAAATTTATCTTATTTAGTGAATGCTGATATAATACAATATAATAGTTATAATTCTCGTAGTAAAGGTTCTAATATAATTTTAGCAAGTCTATTTACAAACGCAACTGCTACTGGAAGAACGAGTGATTTTGCCTTAAATTATTCTAATTCAACAGCACCAATACAAATTCAAACTATTCCCGACTATCTTAATATTACTATAACCGATATAGATAACGCTGGTATTAATTTTAGCAACGCTGATAATATGTGGAATATGGATTTAAGAATAGAAGCATATTATTAAACAAACTTTTTAATAAAAAGTTTTATGAAAAAATAAATTATATAAAAGTAAAATATTTTATAAAAAAATATAATATAAATTAATATGGAAAGTATAGATAATATACAAAATAGAAAATTTCACGAGGTATTTGAATATATTACTCCTACTTTAACTAAATCTTTTCAATTAGGAAATGAATTACTTGATAGAATACCTTTTAATCAAGTAGAAGTTTTAGAACAAATAGAAGAAGCAGAAAATAATAATCAAATAGAATATGAGGATTATTTAGACTTATTACCTAAACTAAATTTAAATGTAGGAGATACACAAACTAAATTTATTTCAAATACTTTAATAAAAAATAAAAATTATAAAGAATTAATTGAATTATTAAAAAGAACTAAACCTTTTGATAGTATGCCTATGCTTAATTTGTATAGTTATGCCCGAAGTATATGTGGAAAACCTATTTCTAATAAAGAATATCAAAAAATTAATGCCGACCAAAATTTATTAAAAAAAAATACAGAACAATATGAAGTAAATAAACCTCACTTTAAAAATCAACGAAGTGAAATTAAATTTTAAATTATATAAAAGTTAATAAATCTAAAAAAATATATATATTATATTATATAATGGTTGATAATACAATTGAAAAACCTAAAAAACAACGCACACAGGCACAAATATCGGCATTTGAGAAAATGAAGGAAACTCGTGCTAATAACATAGCAAAGAAAAAAGCAGAAAAAGAAGAATCAAATAAAAAAACACTTGAAGAAAGTATGGATTTAATTAGAAAAAGTAAAATTAAAGAAGAAGAAGTTAAAGAAGAAGTAGAAGAAGAAGTTAAAGAAAAAATTAAACAAACTAACGATTTTCCTAAAACTATGAGTGGTATTAATCCCATAGATAGTATAAATAAAAAAAATAAAAATTTAGAAGTTGAAGTAATACCTCCACCACCAATTAAAAAAGTAAAAGAAACAAAAAAAATACCCGTAAAACCAGTAATAGAAGACGAAAGTAGTGATAGTAGTAGTAGTAGTATGGATTTACAACATTGGTTAGACAATGAGGAAAGTAGTGATAGTAGTAGTGAAGAAGAAGCACCAGCACCAGTAGTTAAGAAAAAATCTACACCAAAATCTACACCAAAACCAAAACCAAAACAAAAATCAAAACCAAAACCTAAAAAAAAAATAATATATGAAAGTGAAGAAGAAAGTGGTGAAGATAGTAGTGAAGAAGAAGTTATAATTAAAAAAAAGAGTAAAAGTAAAAAACAAGAACAACCAAAAATAGAAATGGATTGGCGAAGTCAAGCACGATTAAGTGGATTTTAAATTATCTAGTATAAATATATGAGTTTTACAAAAGATAAAATTAGTGATAATTATATTACAACTAAACAAGAATGGTTTAAAATAAAAGATTATATACCAAAAGATAAACTAATATGGTGTCCCTTCTATTGTGATGGTTCTATGAAAAACGATTTTAAAGAAATGGGTTTTGATATTATACACGAGGACGAAGACTTTTTTGAAAATAATAAAGGTGATATTATAATAGATAATCCACCATTCAGTAAAAAAAAAGAAATATTAACTAGATTAAAAGAATTAGATAAACCATTTATATTAATATGTCCTTGTATGATGTTAAGTTATAAATATTTTCAAGAATTATTTAAAAATCAAATACAAGTTATTATACCACAATCAAGAATTAAATTTACACATTTAACTTATAAAGATTTTAAAACTTATACACCGCCATTTGCTAGTTTCTATTTTTGTTATAAAATGAATTTAGATAAAGATTTAATTTATATTTAATTTACTTTATGATTTTATTTTTTTTTATAAATACAATTTATATAATGCCGTATCATACTAATAAAATGAAAACAAGTGATAAAAAAAAAGAACCAGTTTATACAATTATGCCTATTAAGGACAAATTTAAGGAACACTCCAAACATCATAGTAAAAAACATATAAACACAATGAAATTATTAGTTAAAAATAAATTAAGTTTTGATAAGGCACATTTGATTACTCAAAAATTATTTGGTAATGGTAAAAAAAATAAAATATATTAATTAATAAATATGAAAACATATAAACAATTATATAATCAAAAATATAAGTTTAAAAAAGACAAGGCACATAGTTTAAAAGATATTAGTAAAACTACTGGATATAAATTAAGTGGATTACAAACAATATATAATAAAGGTATTGGGGCATATAAGACTAATCCACAATCCGTTAGACCAAATGTTAAATCTCCTCAGCAGTGGGCGATTAGTCGTGTCTATGCGAGTATTAATCCAAAATCAAAAGCAAATAAAATTGATAAAGTCCATTTAATAAAAAAATAAAATATATTTATTTAATATAAATGGCGTTTGGAGCATTAGGAAAAGCAATCGGTCGTGGAGTAATTAAAGGATTAAAAAGTGGTGTAGGAAAAGTTGTTAAGGGAGTTAAAAGAAGTTTTCCTAAAACTATTAAAGGAATTAAAAATCAAATGAAAAATATAAGAAATTTATTTTCTAAACCACAAGTTTTTAAGGAAGAGATAAAACAAGTAAGTAAAAAATTAATAAAACCTGTAAAAACAACAGTCGGTAAATTTGACGAATCACTATTAAAAGGTATGAAACCTATTAAGGATATTCCTAAACAAAAATTCGTAAAAAATACTTTATCAAAAGCAAAAAGATTAGCGAACGCTAAAAATGCTATAAAGGCAGGTAAGGCAATCAAAAATTTATTTTAAATTATAGTATAAGTTAAAGTGGTTTCTTTTATTTCTTCTACTGGAATATCCCAAGTAAAAATTTCATACCAACTATAACAACCTCGTTTTACTTTATCAATATATTTCATAGATATATAAATAAATTTATTAAATTGTTTTTCTTCAATTCCACAACTAATACAAATATTTTTTACTTTTTTTAATGCCTTGGGATTATCCAATAAGGAATAAATATACAGCGAATATATTGCTTCTTTATCATAATCTTTAAATTCTTCATAGTCGTCTTCTAATAAATAACTTTTAAATCTTTTTAATTCGGGTTTTAAAACTTCTTCCATATTATTTGGAATTAATGTATCCATATATATAACGAAAAATTTAATTTTAAATTTCTTATATTATATATTATATAAAAGTATTTAAAATATATTTTATATATATATATAATAATATGCCTTCACGTGGATATAATTGTAGATTACAGAAATATATGAGTGAGGAAGAACAAAAACAATATAATAAAGATTATGCTAATATGCGAAATACCGTTTTCTATTGGAATAAAAAATTTAATTTTAAATTAGATAAAAGTGATTATGAAGATTTTAAAAAAATTAGTAGAAGGGGAAAACAAATAGAAGAAATCTATGAATTCTTAAAAACATATAAAGTAGGTCAATTACCTAAAACACCTGACGAATTATCGTTTTATAATAAACACTATAAAACAATTAAATTTGCTGAACCACATATCCACTATATCAAGACACTTCAAATTAAAAATTAAGTAAAGTAAAATTGATTTTTTTTTATTTTATAATTAAAGTATTTAGAATTATTTTTACAATATAAAATATAAATGAGTGAAAAAAAAAATAATAATAATAATATGCGAACAATTAAATATTTAATTGACTATTTTGAATTAGAATATTGTATAGTAGTTATTGGTATAAATTCTACTACTGGTAAGAAGGAAGTGGTAGGAAGAAATCATAATATAAAAAATATTCAAGATAGTAAAATTAATAATTTAATTTATGGAATAAATCAAAAAGATATTTCAACATATTATATTTGTTATGAAATAAAATTAAAAGACGAACCTATTGTTATTATAGATTTTGACGACGAAAATATTACACTTGAAGAAATATATAAATTATATCCAAATCTTAAAGATTGTTATTATACAATAGGAAATAATAAAGGTTTCCATTTTTGGACTTTTAACGACGACACAAAGGGTATGAGTAGTCATAATAAAGTTTTAAATTATACAGAAGGAGATTTTATAAAAGAACAAGTATGGGAACAAGTAGATAAAATTTTATATGGTGAAGAAACTTTAAAAGTTGAAGATTATACAATTTATTTTAAGAAATATCCTTTTGAAAAAGTCAATCAAGGCACTAATAATATTATAAAAAGTTTAGATACATATACTACCCCCTTACAAACTAAAATTGAGAATTTAGACGAATTAAAGGAAATTGTTAATAATATCCAAAAAAAGTATAGTGATAATTATGACGATTGGATTAAAATTATTTCTATATTAAAAAAATACGACCAATATGAATTAGCACTAAATTTTTCTAAAAAAAGTATTAAATTTATTAGTGTTGAAGATTTTGAGGACTGGTATTATAATAGGACTATTAATTGTGATAGATTAACTATTGCTACTATATTTGATTATAGTAAAAATAATAAAACAGAATTTAATAAAATTAAAACTAAATATAGAAAATTAGAAGATAAAAAGAAAAAATTAGAAATGTTAGAAGAAATAGAAAATAATAATTCTGCTGAATATGAAATTATAAAAGAAGAATTTGAATTAACACATTTCTTCGTGGTTAATAATATTGGTTATATTAAATTATGTGAAGAAACTGATACAAAAAAAACTATGTTTTTATCAAAAACACAAATTTTAGATATGTATTTATGGAAACAATTTATAGGATATGACGACAAAGGTAATTTAAAAAATATAAGTGTTGTTAGTAAGTGGATTAAAGACCCAAATATATTAAAATATAATAATTGCGATTATTACCCAAATCCTACTTTATGTCCTTCAAATTCTTATAATTTATGGACTGGTTTTGTTGTGGAAAATTATAGTGAAGATATTTGTAGTGAAGAGGACTTAAAAATAATATTAAATCATATTAAATTAATTTGTGGTGGAGATACTGCTGTATATGAGTATATATTGGATTGGTTCGCCCATATATTTTTATATCCCGAACAAAAAATAGGAATATTTCCTATATTTCAAGGCACAACGGGAACTGGTAAAAGTATGATATTAAATATGATTAAATATATGATAGGCAAAGATAAGTGTGGTTTTACTAATAACGCCAAGGACGAAGTATTTGGTGCTTTTAATCCTAAAATGAGTGGTAAAATATTTATGGAATTAGCGGAATTAGACTTTTTAGCAACAAAAGGATTAGAAAATAAATTTAAAAGTTTAATTACTGACGAGATAGTTAATATTAACGATAAACAAGAAAAATCATACGACCAAATATCATATCATAGATTTATTGCCTCAACCAACGAGGATATCCCTATTAAAATTACTAACGACGATAGAAGAATTCTACTAATAGAGTGTAGTGATACTATGAAATCAGTTGAGGGATATTTTGAAAAATTATTTGAATTAGTAAATAGTAAAAAAGTTCAAAAAAGATTTTATAATTTTCTAATTAATAGGGATACCGTATTTACAAGTCCAGCAGAAGCGTTAAAAAGACGACCTACAACAGCAGTTCAACAAGAATTAATGGAATATTTCACACCTCCCGAACAATTATACTTTAAGGAACTTGTTAATGAGTTATATTGTGAAAATAGAAAATATATTTCAGTTTCAGCAGAACAAGTATATATAAAATATAAAAAGTTTTGTGAAGATACGGGTATTAAAGAACCTATGACTAAAACTAAATTAGGATTTAAATTAAAAAAAATTTATAAAGACGCTATAACAAAAAAGAAAAGTGTTATATTATATTATGTTATTGATACTACTAAAAAAGAGATAAAAGATTTATTAGATAATACTAATATTTTAGAGGATAGTGATAGTGATTAGAGGCATAGTTAGATTTAAATTGTAAAAAACAAACAAAACATATTTTACAAATTATATTTTTTTTTAAAATCCGCTTTGTTAGGAGATTACTTATAACTTATTAGGGGTTTTCTTATTATCGCTCAAAGTCAATAGGTTTGAACCCCTAAAAAACTCATATAAAAAAAAACACAAAAATAAAAAAAAACAGATTATTTTTATTTGTGTTTTTGAGATTGGATAAAATAACTATCCCTACTATCCCTATCCCTCCCTAATTAGTAAAATAGTATATAAATAATAAGAAACTCCCTTACGGGATAGTTTATTTTCAACAGTCCCTAACACTCCCTAAACACTCCCTAAAATCTAAAATTATGACTAAAAAAATTAAAATTAAATTATTTGTTTATGTTTTGTTTATATCCTATTATGGAGGGGAAATTTTAATCTAATTCATTCACAAAATTATAATTAGAATTAATTTTTAAATTAAAAATAGAATTTTCAAGATAAGATTTATAAATTTTATTTTCTATATTTATGATATACCCCCTTTAAAATTTTAAAAAATAAAATTTAATAAGTAAATTTAATTAAAATATTAAGTAGATTTACTATTTGAATACCACTTAAAAATATAATTAGTCATAACTATTCTATATAATTTTTCTTCACTAATACATACCCCAGCAGAATAAGACATTATCCAATTATCTAGTTGAGATGAATTATTAAAATTATTATAATTAACATACCATAAATTTAACCAATCATAATCATAATATATAATCATATCTACTATTTTAATTTTTTTTATAAATTTTACATATTTTATTCTTGTATAATATTCGGGAGGCACATATTCACCTACTAAATTGTTATTAGAATTTCCCATATAAATATAAATAAATAATTTTCAATTTTAAATTTTTAAATTTTTAAATTTTTACTTTTATATTTTTAAATATTTACCACCAACCAACTTTTTCAGCAATCATATCTACTACTAAAAATTCGTTATACATATTCTTATTAATATCACAAATTTTTCTATATGCTTCTTCGTTAGTTTCTATACTACCACCATACCAACCAATTTTGGGTTTTTCTTCACTATATAAATCACCGTCCATAACCGTATCTTCTATGTCTTCTTGTGAAGTCATAACAAATTTTTTCCAATTTTTAAAGTTCTTCTTAAATTTTTTTCTATTTTTATTTCTAATTGCTTTTATTGCTTCTAATCCAGCAATTTTTTCGGGTAAAAATATATCTTTTTTTTTATTTATTTTATCCTTTTTATAACCTTCTAATTCGGGTTCTTCAAATATAGAAGATATATGACTATCTACGAGATAAGTTAGAAATATATTACATAAAATTTGTCCTTCTTTATTATTAAATTTTAGGACAAGTTTATTAGATTTATCCCAATAAGGAAAAATACTACATAAATTACACCTAACTAATAAATCGGGTGTTTGTTCAATAGACGGAAATAATATTTTAGTTTTTTTATTTAAATTACTATAATCTAAACAAACACCAGTATTACCATTAACAATTCTAAAACGAGTGTCTTTATGAAGTTCGTATTTATGAATTAATAATAAGTCAAATCCCCCTCCATTGATAGCACTTAAATCTATGCTATTCATAAAATTATTAAAAATTTCTTGGTTAGACGACATAGTTTCCGTTTGTTGTTATTTAAAATTATAGAATTTTCAATTTTAAATTTTTATTTACTGTGCTACTGTAATACAGTATATACAGTCAAAAAAAAATTTAAGTATAATCAAG